GGTTTTATAGGAGTTTCAAGACCAAACAACTCTTCAGCTTATTTTAATAGAGCTGGTAATGATGGAAGTATTATTGACCTTAGAAAAAGTGGTGTATCAGTTGGAAGTATTAGTACTAAAGACGATAATTTATATTTAGGTACAGGTGATACTTTTGTTAGATTCTTTGATACAGATGATGCAATAGCACCAGTAACTTCAGCAGGTAGCACAAGAGATAACGCCATAGATTTAGGTACTTCCACAAGAAGATTCAAAAACCTTCACCTTTCAGGAACAGGTTACTTTGGTACAAATGTTGGAATCGGTACGACTTCACCCGAAACACCTTTACACGTTTCAACAGCTAAGTCATCTGTAACAGATAGCGTACTTACTTTACAAGATACTACAGAAACTTTTGGTAAAATGATAGAGTTTGTAGGTCAAGGTGCTACAGACTGTAGAGGTGTTATAGGTTTCCAAGAACCTCAAGATAACGCACCTGAACTTTACATAGCCAATGGAGGAACTGAGGGTGCTGGAAATGGAGTTGGTTTAGCTTTTTGGAGTTACACACTCGTAGATAGAATAATACCATGTGATAACATAGGAGGCGGACGAGATAATGCAATTGATTTGGGTTCATCAAGTGCTAGATTCGATGATATCTACGCTACCAACGGAACTATACAAACTTCAGACAGAAACGAAAAACAAGACATACAAGCATTAACAGATGCAGAGCAAAGAGTAGCTACAGCATGTAAAGGTTTGATTAGAAGATTCAGATGGCAAGATGCAGTAGAAGAAAAAGGCGATGATGCTAGATTACACTTCGGTGTCATAGCTCAAGACTTACAAGATGCGTTTACAGCAGAAGGCCTTGATGCAGGTGATTATGGTATGTTTATATCTAGCACCTGGGAAGATGATGACGGGGTAGAGCAAACTAGGCTCGGAGTAAGGTATAATGAACTCCTAGCTTTCATAATAACAACTTTATAGGAGAACAAGATGGCAAATACATACGAATGGGACTGTAAAACAGTAGACGTGTACCCAGAATACGAGGATCACACAGACACAGTTTACAACGTCCACTGGAGACTTAACGCAACAAGTAGTGAAACACACGAAGTAGATGGTCAAGAAGTACCATACACCGCTAGTGTTTATGGTACTCAATCACTATCATTAGAAGATGTCGGTACAGACTTTTTACCTTTTGAGGATTTAACCAATGAAATAGTTACTGGTTGGGTTGAGGGTAATATGGGTGAAGAGGAAGTAGCTAATTTAAAAACTTCTTTAGACTCTAAGATTACTGAAGAGATAACACCTACTACTGAAACAAAAACTATAGGCGAGTAGATGGAAACACTTTTTCAAGTTGTTATCATAATTGGGATAATATACTTTATAATAAATAAAAAGAAACCAGAATGGATAGATACAATACTATCCAAATTTAAGAAGTAAACATTATGGCAGATACCTACACCACCAATTTAGAACTTAGAAAACCACAAGTAGGAGGCGCTACTAATGAATGGGGTGGCAGATTAAATAATGATTTAGATATCATTGACGGTATTTTTGCTGCTAATGGCGCAGGTACTAGTGTAGGTCTTAATGTTGGTAATAATAAAACCTTAACAGTAACAGGCACATTAACCTCTACTGGTACAGCATCTTTTACAACTATTGATGTAAATGGTGGTGCAATTGATGGATCTCCAATCGGTGCAAATTCAGCATCAACTGGTGCATTTACTACTTTATCAACAACTGGTTTAGCTACTTTAAATAGTGCAACAATAACTGGAACATCTACACTAACCACAGTAGATATAAACGGTGGCGCAATAGACAATACTGCTATTGGTGCTACTACAGCATCAACAGTTGTAGCAACCACAATAACAGGAACTACTGTTACAACTAGTGGTAATGTAAATACTACTGGTGGCGAGCTACAAATCAATGGTACTAACGTACTAGAAAAAGTATATCCAGTTGGATCTATCTATATCAATGCAACTAGCGCAACCAATCCAGGTACATTACTTGGTTTTGGCACATGGGTAGCTTTCGGAGCTGGTAAGGTTGTAGTTGGTTTAGATTCTACTGATACAGACTTTGACACAGTAGGAGAGACTGGCGGTGCAAAAACACACACATTAACAACTAGCGAAATTCCATCACATACACATGCTTTAGATGCTAGTGATAATCCAGGTGGATCTGGAGCGATTGAGGTTGCTGGTGGTTCACCAACATCAACACAGTCAACACAAGCCACAGGTGGCGGAAGCGCGCATAACAACTTACAACCATACATAGTTGCTTATATGTGGAAACGTACAGTATAGGAGCTGACAATGGCCCTATACCCAATCACACCACCCGCAGGAATAGTAAAAAACGGTACTGATTACGCCAACAAAGGACGTTGGGTAGATGGTGATTTAGTACGTTTTGAAAACGGTTATCTTAAACCTATTGGCGGTTGGACAAACTTTGAAAACACTACCCTAGCAGGCACGCCGATAGCCATGTATTCTTATAGAACTAATGACGGAGACAAGGTTCTGGTTGTTGGTACAAGAACAAAAGTTTATGTATTTTATAATGATGCCTGGATAGATATCACACCATCGGGTTTTGTTGGCGATTCTGTCAATACTTCAAATGGCTATGGTACATACGATTATGACGAAGAGAATTATGGAGTTGCAAGATCAGCATCTACGCTTGCGTTAAAAACAGATCATTTCTCATTTGATAACTGGGGAGAGCATTTAGTATTTTGTTGTTCTAGTGATGGTAAAATATATCAATGGCGACCAGATGCAGGTTCAGGATCTCCAGATACTATAGCTACACAAATAACAAACTCACCAATAGGATGCCAGGCTATTATAGTAACCAATGAAAGACACTTGGTAGCCATTGGTTCATACAGCGATCCTAGGAAAATATCCTGGAGCGATAGAGAAGACAATACCAACTGGACCGCAACAGCAAGAAACACAGCTGGAGACTTACAAATACCTACTGGTGGTAGAGCCTTGTATGCAGTTAAGTGGCAGAACAGCGTTATTATATTTACCGATATTGGTATTAATAAAATGTATTATGCTGGTTCTCCATTTGTATATGGAATACAAGACGCTGGAGTTAACTGCAAGGCTATCTGTCCTAGAGGAATAGTTGCTTCTGGTGACTTCATATCATGGATTGGCGAGAACTCATTTTTTACATACTCAGGTACTGTAAAAGAACTAAAATCAAATGTGCATGATTTCATTTTTGATAACATACAATCTGGTACACAAGAAAATACTTTTGGTACACATAACGTAGACTTTAATGAGATATGGTGGTTTTTCCCAGTCGGGGATGACTACCAACCAACACCAAACAAATATGTTATCTGGAACTACTTAGATAATGTATGGTCCATAGGATCTATGAATAGAACATGCTGGATTGACCAGGGAGTGTTTGCTAATCCAATAGCATGCGACTCAAACGGTAATGTATACGAGCATGATAAAAGACCATTGTTTGACTCACCAGGCATAGGCAACCAAGTGCCATTTTGTACTAGCGCACCTATAGAGATAGGCAACGGTGACAGAGTTATACAGGTAAATCAAATTATTCCAGACGAAGAGTCTGCAAACTTGCCAGGTATAACTATAGGATTTACTGGTGGCTTTACACCTCTAGGATCTCAAACAGATTTCGGTAACTTTACCTTCCAAACAGACGGATATACTGATGCAAGGTTTAGCGCAAGACAGGTACAAATGAAAATTACAGGATCTTTAACAGAAGACTTCCAGGTTGGAGTCATAAGAGTTGATGGTAAACCAAGAGGTAGAAGATGATATCACCAGAAAGTAAAGCCCAATATATACAAAGAGTAACTAATTCTAAACTGACTGTATCTGGAACAACGTCTTTAGAAACAATATATACAGCACCGACTGGTACGGATTTTGATTTTGCCATTGTAGAGTCTATTTTAGTATGTGACCACGGCAACCAACAAACAAACATAGATATATCAATAACGACTGGTGCATCTAACTTTTACATTTTTAAACAACATAATATAACAGCACACGCAACTGACGAATTATTACAAAATGATTTAGTTTTAACGGCTGGACAGGTCCTAAAAATACAAGTAAGCCATGCAAACATTAATGTCATTGCAAGCCTAGTAGAGTATGCAAAAGGCGATTAATGAAAGCTGGCAAGAGGAATGGATAAGAACCAAACCTCTTATAGCAAAAGCGGTTAAACATCAAGATGCCTATACAATTGATGACATAGAAGATAAAATAAGAGAAGGAATATTCCTACTTTGGGCTAGCAATAATGCAGCATTTGTAACAGAGTTTGTAGTATTTCCACAGCACACCGCAATGAACTTACTCTTTTGTGGTGGTGACTATAAAGAATTAGAGGCGATGTTGCCACACATAGAAGAGTACGCAAAAAAATGTGGAGTAAAAAGGCTTTACGGTGGTGGCAGAAAAGGATGGACAAGAAAGCTTAAACATCTTGGATTTGTAACAGAACATTTAATTAGAAAAGATTTATGAGTAAAGGAAAAACAACAACTACACAAGAAGCAACGCTACCAGATTGGCAGAAACAGGCCTATCAAGACTATTTAAATAGAGCGCAAGAAGCTGCTGACATACCATTTCAGGAATATACTGGCGATAGAATAGCAGGTTTATCTCCAGAAGAGATGCAAATGGGCGCAGGCATACAAGATATATATGGTAGTGCGTTTAGTGGACTTGATCCAACTGGGATGCTACAACAGTTAGCTAGTCAACAATCTCCACAGTTAGGAGATGTTCCATCTTTATTAGATATGGATATTAGTGCATACGAATCACCTTATCAGCAACGAGTTATAGACCTAACAGAGCAAGACTTTGCTAGACGTAGAGATTTACAACAACAGCAAGCGCAAGATGTAGCAATGCGATCTGGTGCGTTTGGTGGCTCAAGAGGAACTATATACGAGCAAGA